GATGCTGATGGTGCCGTGATTACGTTGCCAGATTCTGGNGCAGGTGATTTAACAGGNGTTTANTTTAACTTCTTTATAGCNGTTACAATAACATCAAATTCACATAAAATTGTTTGTACTGATACTACTAATGAAAAATTATTAGGATCTTTGCACGCTATAGATGAAGATGGTGATGCGAGTGCTGCAATATGGAACGCACAGGCTAGTGATAACTTTAGCGCAATTACAACAACAGGTGTTACTAAAGGAAAAATTGGTACACATATAACAATAACAAATATGGCTGCAGATGTATGGCACGTAAGAGGTGAATTAGTAGCTTCTGGATCACCTGCTACACCATTTGCAACATCTTAATATTATGGCAAATAAAAAAGTAAAAGCACCAGCTGGATTTCATTGGATGAAGTCTGGCTCAAGCTTTAAGTTAATGAAACATAAAGGTAAATTTGTAAAACACGCAGGCGCTAGCTTATCTGCTAGTTTCAAAGTGCAAACACAACATAAAAAGAAATAAACCCTGCTCGGGTAAGAGCAACAACCAATGTCTAACTTAAAACCAAAACCAATGACATTTTTTTATCAGACTCAAACGTGGAATAGTCAACCGCAAGTAACCGAGGAAACCGTTAATTTTTGGAAGCACGTAGCCGACAAGAAAAACTGGAGAATCACACAATTACCAAATGGTTTTTATCAAACCGAACACCAAGATTTCAAAACAAAAGAAACTTGGATTGATGTAACCCGTAGAGAAACAATTGACGGAGCAGAACAAGCTATTGATTCATCAGTAGATCATTATGCAAAGAAAATAGAGTTTATTAACGGACCAAAAGTAATTAAAACTTTTAAGTAAATTAAATTAATTAAATTAAATCAAATTAAATGCAAAATCCAAACAACATTGTAAAGGGTTTAGACTTTGGCAAAAACGCTAAAGATAAGATCTTTGCAGGAATATCAAAATTAACACAAGCTGTTAGCTCCACATTAGGAGCTAGCGGTAAATGTGTTATCTTAGAAGATTTCATGGGTAGACCTATGATAACTAAAGATGGTGTAACAGTAGCAAACTCAGTTAATTTAACAGATGGTGTAGAAAACATAGGCGCAACGTTAATTAAAGAAGCTGCTAGAAAAACAGTATCAGAAGCAGGTGACGGTACAACAACCGCGACAGTATTAGCTCATGCTATTTTAGATGAAGCTAATAAAAAAGAAGCTACTGATAGTTTAAGAAAAATTAAAGAAGATATACAAAAATCTTGCAACGATACTATTAAGTATTTAGAAAAAATAGCTGTACCTGTTGAAGGTGATATGATAGATCAAGTTGCTGCAATATCTTCTAACAATGATAAGGAGCTAGGGTCTATTATAGGTGAAGCTTTTAGAAAAGTTGGTAAAAATGGCGTTGTTCTTATGGACAATGACAGTAAGTCAGAACAAACAACAGTAGATGTTGTATCTGGTTCACAAATAAATCAAGGCTATGCTAATCCTAACTTTGTAACAGATGTTGCTAAGCAGGACGTTACTTTGAATAACCCTCTTGTATTATTAGTTAGTTCGCCAATAACAACTATAAGAAAAATACAGATAGTATTAGAGTACGCTATACAAAACAATAGATCATTACTTATTATAGGTGAGTTAGAACAGCAACCAATGAAAGCTGTTATAATGAATAAAATAAAAGGTAATATAAAAATAAATGTAGTTGCTCCTCCAGGTTTTAATTTCTGGAAAAAAGATTTTTTAGATGACATAGCCGCTGTAACAGGTGCTACTCATATAAACGAAGAGTTTGGAGATGATATAGATTTAATATCACCAGATATGTTAGGTGAATGTGAAAAAGCCGTATCAGACAACAAGTCTACAGTATTAAAAATAAAAAATGTATCTGAAGAAGCTACAAAAAGAATTAAAACTATAGAAGATCAGCTAAAGTCTGATACTCCTAGTTTAAAAACTGAAAAGCTAGAAGAAAGATTAGGTATATTATCAGGTAATGTAGCTGTAATATCAGTAGGCGCTAATTCTGACGTAGAATTAAAAGAAAAAAAAGATAGAGTTGATGATTCTATTCATGCTACTAAAGCTGCGGTTAAAGAAGGTATTGTACCAGGTGGTGGTGTTGCATTGTTAAATGCTGCAAACAACTTAAAAAACAATAGCGATGGTACTGATATATTTATTAAAGCCATAAAGCATCCTTATATAAAGATACTAGAAAATGCTAGTATTGATTACAATGATAGTGTGTATAGCAAAGGTAAAGGTATTAACGTAGTTACAGGTAAAACTGTTAATATGATTAAAGAAGGTATTATTGATCCTCTGCTTGTTACAAAAAGCGCATTAAAAAACGCTGTATCTGTAGCTACAACTATTATGTCAACTGATTGTGTAATTAGTAATATGAGGGAGGAGCAATGAAAGCAATAGGTATATATCTAGTAATACTAGAACTAAAAGAAAAAGCAACTAAAACAAAAGGTGGCTTGCTTCTTACAGATAAAATAAAAGAAGACATAAGATATAAAAAAGGTATAGTTAAATCTGTAGGTGATATGGTACAGGGTGTAACAACTGGAAACGAAATATATTATGACAAACATGCGGGTTTTAATGTAGAAATAGACGAAAGTATATTTCTTGTTATAAAACAACAAGATGTAGTTATAGTTTTATGAGAAACTTAGAAGCTAAAGATCTTAGAAGCATAGGTTTGTTAAAGCATTATCGAATAATAAGACGATGGGCATGTAAAACAAACAATATAAAAGATGCTGATCTAGAACTTCTAATTTACTTTGATTGTTTAGAATTATTTACTAGACAAGATTATTTAAATGGAGTTTACACATACTCTTGGGATAAAAAAAGATGGGAACGACTACGTCGTGATGGCTGGATTATATCTTGGAGAAACAAAAATAACACAACGCAGAAATATACGATATACAAAACATCGTTTAAATGTAGTCAACTAATAAGTAGAATATATAGGATGTTACTTGGTTCTGAAGATTTACCTACTAGCACAAGACGTAATAAAATTATGTTAGGTAACTCTTATTCTAATAAAGTATTAAAAAAAGCAATTAAACTAATAAACAACGATAAAAACAGGTGATTATTAAATAATAAATTCACCACAAATTAAAAAAAACAAAAATGGCATACGGAGATATTCACATAAGTAACGGAGGGCAGTTTCCGATAGACAAAAACCCTATGAGTACTGTAACACACGCTGTTCAAATAAGAAACAGTGGTAGTAGTGTAGACTATAGAAGTGATAGTCTAGACTTAGATAAATTAGTAGGTACTAGAGCTTACAAAGCAGCTGGCGTTTACGTTGGTGTTCAAGGTAATATATTAGTAGATCTTTCTAACAGTCCGGCTGTTATTACAGGTATTACTGTAACTGATACTTCTAACAAACTAGTTGACGCTGGTTTTAGCGGCGGTGATTACGATGTATTAGTAGGTGATAGAGTAGAAAATTTAACAGACGGATCTTTTGCTTTTGTAAGCGCTATTGATAGTGATACAACTTTAAGTTTAGTAACTGTGCCAGGTGGTAGTTCTGCTAAAGATATATTTTCTGGTACCTCAGGCGCACCCTTAAACTACGCAATATTTAGACCTGTACTTTTTGAACAAATCGCAGCTGGTTCTTTTTTACCAATAAAAGTAAATAGAATTTATTCTACTCTTACTACTGCTGACGATATAATGGCTATATACTAATGGGTTTTTTTGGAAATAATTTTAGTGTTCAGACTTTTAATCAAGTTACAAACGCTGACACGATATTAGGCGGGTTTTTTTTAACCGCGGACAATGCTCAAATTTTTGCTGACTCTACAATTTTCACAGCAGATCAAACAATAATGTAACAATATAAACAATGGCATTACAAACAATAAACATAGGATCTTCAGCGAATGACAGATCAGGAACTTCATTAAGAGCTGCGTTCGATATATGTAACGACAACTTTGCGGAGTTATATGACGAAGGTAACGCTTTACCTTATCAAATAGAAGGTACAAATTTTACAGGATCTTTAATTATTGGTCATACTACAACTGGAACTATTTCATCTGCAGAATACAATACAGGCGTAGGTATTGGTGCTTTAGACGCTTTAACATCTGGAGATTACAACGCAGCATTTGGTTATAATGCTGGTACAGCTATTACAACTGGTTCTCACAATACTTTATTAGGTGGTTTTGCAGGAGGTTCAATAAGCACAGGTAGTCAGAATGTTTTAATAGGTGCTGAAGCTGGTGATGCTTTCGGAGCAGGGGGTCATAATGTTGCAGTA